TGCAGATAATGCTTCTGGACTGGCAGAACCTCCACCTCCGGTATCCTCTCCATCGGTTTGATCCCTGTCGTATTCATCTGCTGTTACAGCACTGAATCCAAAATCAATAAGTTGTTCTTCTTCTGCCATATAAAACTCCTATTTATTTTGTTGCTATATTTATTTACATTCCTCACATAATTGTGGGAAAGCGCGTTCCATAAGAATATCATAGTATTCTTTAATTGAGTGATCTCTGCCATCTATCTCTGTAAACGAATCTCTATCTGTTTCACCTCCCTCCATCCAATTTAATGTTTCCGGATCTATCGATATACCGGAATGAATAAATGGATAAGGAGGAGTAAAAGGAACAGGATCATTGCGCAAAGCCACACGGTAATGTAGGGGTCTATTTCCAAAAAAGGTCGTACTGACTTTGGGGCTACCGAAAGTATAAATTTGTATATTGTATCCATCATAGTTTAACCAGAGTCCTATAATTTGGGCAATTGCTCCACCAAGAGAATGCCCTGTTAAATAAACCGTTTTCTCTAATTTATAATTTTTCTTGATATCCTCTAATGTAAAAAATGCCGCATCTCTAAATCCACGATGTAAATAAACATCCTTATGTCCTGCTCCAATGCCATAATAATATTCACTTAATTCATCATCCTTCCACGGCCTAAGATCTATATCAGATAAAAAGTTTTTTGCATTCGCCGTTCCTCTGAAAGATATTATTGTCACTCCTCTATCTTGTTTCACACTATATGAAAATTCATTTTTCTTTACACCATAATTTTCATCTACATCTTCATATGCCTCATTACAATATTCGGCCATTTCAATAAGTTCCCATAATAGAACTGGTAATGTATCTTTATCACCGGATTCTCCCTCATAATATAAACTTGCATTTAACCACGTGCATCCACTAAGTAGTAGACTTATCGCCGTTATTGTTATTAATTTCTTTATGTTTATTCCAAGATGTTGCACCTAGTATTGCTCCAAATGAAAGGTGAAACATTGCTCCACCCTGTAGTGTAAGAGGGACCCATCTACTTGTGTTTATCTTTACTTCATCGCTCATCATTGACATACCTATATTCCACATTAAAGGAGCAATAAAAAAATCAATCACACAGAGAAATAAATAAACAAGTGCTGCCCAATCTCTCCAATGTTCATGTATTATTTTGTTCATATTCTTCACTGATTGCGTTTATGATTTTTCAATAATTCCTCTATATCTTTAAAATTAAAAAATACTCCATGTCCAGCACTCTTAATATTATATGCTGCACCTTCTTTTAGATATCCTTTAAATGATTTCATGCTAAACCGAATTTTTGTGCAAGTTTATATGTTAAATTAGCGTGCTTTTTATTGTGTCCTAAATCCCCTTTGGTAACTGCTAAAATTACATGGGCAAATTCATGAACTACTGAATAGTCAGGTTCAAATGAACCTAATCCCGAATCATCTATAACCATCTTATCAACGAAAATGAATTTACCACCTTTCAATTTTGATGTTTGTAAATATCCACCCCCTCGTTTTTCCAAATTTTTACTTGTTTGTAAATTCTTAAACACCAATGGAAACTTTGGAATCTTTGGATACATTGCTTGTAATGCGGTAAAAACTTTCTTCGCATCACGAATTTCTTCACTATCTGCTTCCGTTAGATGTTCTTTAAATGTTTTCATTTTTAATCACGCGTTGGATAATATGGTACTGGGTTATTACGTGGATGATCTGGCGATGACAATTCAGCAAATCTAATTCTCATATCCGTCATTTGTTTTTCCAATTCATCTATTTTTTTATATCCTTGTGCAATATCTGCATTAATTTGGGGTATTTCTGATTCTTCGACCCGATGAAGTATTTTATCTAAATCCATGACTGTTACAAAAATCCACGTTATACTTCCAATTAATGCGGCGCAGATTATCGGTAATGCTGCCTTGAATAGCGAATGTTCTGCAATTGCTTGCATAGTTTGTACCGGCATATCAATCTCCTTTTTTGTCTTTGTCTTCTTCGGCTCCCCCTATAATCTTATCAAGTCTTTTAAATACTTGAGTTTCTAAGTGGGGTAGTAATCTAATACCACTATATCCAATAAAAAATGCTATGGCAAGGGCAGTATATACCCCAAATTTAAATTGTTCCATCAATGCCGGAATAAAAAATTCAGCGGCGATCCATCCTACAATAGCTGCAATTGCGAGATTCTTTGCTTCCTTTATCCATCCAAGCCATGTGTGTACTAATCCATTAGTCAATCCTCCCATAGTAGATGCAAATACGCAACACCACTTGGCTCCAAAAATTGCTAGTAAAGTTTCCATTTATTTTCTTCTCCTTATTTGTACCCAATTTCTTTGAGTTGTTTAATTGTATTACTCGCACTTTTATGATGGACTCCAATTCCACGTGCTTTTCTAAATTCTTGTACATTACCTAGATGATCATCAATGAGTAAATTTGGTCTATGATCTCGACCATCCATCGCAAAATTTGCCTTGTTTTTTCTTTGAACTGGATACATTCTATCTGAGCTAACCCCAAACCATCGTTTCATCCATTTTGCTTTATCTTGTGCTGCACGTGCGGCAATCGGGCCTCTACTAGATCTAGGAATAGCAGTCAAAATGAATGGATCATATTTTCCTATAAATCCCCAAAGTTGTTTAGCATCCAACATTGGTTCTAATCGGTGAAAAAAATCATCAGGCAATTCCGCCCAACGCTTATCATCAAATTTTCCACCAATTATATCAATAATACCTTGATCAAAATCTGCTAATACTCCATCCATATCGCAGTATATTTGTGGTGAATCGAATTCTAGTAACGTTTTCATCTATTCTCTTATGTCCTTAACTGGTGTAAAACTTTCACCGCATCCACAAGTATGTTCGTATTTTAACCTCTTAAATATAAATCCCTGTTCCACTAAATTACCATCACGATAATCAACTTCAATGTCTCCAAGAATATCAGTCAAAATATATTCTTCTACTACCATCTTGACTCCATGTTCTTCAAATAACAAATCGGTTGGAGTAACTTCATTATCGTAATCCAAAATGTATTTCCATCCAGAGCAACCCCCTGAATGTGCTCCAACTCTCAAATATGATTCTTTTGTATCTTTTTTTTCATCTTTACACATCTCAGAAAATACTTTTGCTGCTTTTTCTGATATGTGAAGACTACATCCAAGTTGGTTTATGTCCTGCATCTTGTCCTTGTCCTTCGTGCATAAAAGATGTTCTACATCCGCATGAACCTTTTGCGGATGGGTTGTCAAATTTTAATCCTCTATCGTTAAAATTATCAGACCAATCTATTTCAGTATCCTTTATATAAAGATGGCTCTTTTTATCTACTACAACATGTAATCCGTTGGATTCAAACATCAAATCAAATCTACTTTGTTTGCTTTCAAAATCAACAGTATATGTAAATCCAGAACAACCACCCCCCTTAACACCAACACGGAGGAAAGTTTCGTCCGAAACCTCTTGTTCCTTCATTATACCTATAAGCTTTTTAGCTGCTTTTTGTGTAAATGTTATCATATATAAAAATACACCGTAAATTCTGAGTTATTTTCCAAATATCCATCAACAATTTTAATTTCTTTGTTATCATATTCACTTAATTTTTTCTTCACCCATTCTGAATCATAAGCTTTGTAAGATTTGTGTTCATACGGCCGTGTTAACATGTTAAATACTATACCTTTTTTAGCACGACATATCATATTATGAATGGTCCAAAAAGCAAGACTTTCTTGTAATCCTATATTAAAAACACCCGAAGCAATAACCCAATCATATTTGGTTTCATCTAAATCTTCTATCGTACCACACATTGCATTAATATCTTCATCAATTATTTCAATCGCTTCTTTGTTTGGGTCAATTCCTAGATATTCGCCTTTCCATCCTTGGTTCTTTAAAAACTCATAAAAATGTGCTACACCGCAACCAACATCCAAAATGGAATCTTCATCAAGTATTCCCGCTTCATATAATTTTTCATTACGTGTAAGGGCATTCTCTGTTCCATCTAACCACCCAACACATTCTGGTTGATTTTTTGTATACTCTTTCACGTAATGAGAATATACAGTGTCAACCAACATGTCTGTTTGTTTTTTAGTTTCTTGTGTCAGACGTTCCACTATGGGATTTGGATCAACAATATAATCTCTAAAATTTTTCATCTGACTATTCCATTTTTCTTTCTATAATCATGAATTGCTCCCTTAATAGCATCTTCCGCCAATACAGAGCAATGAATCTTGACAGGGGGAAGAGAAAGTTCTTCCACGATGACTGTATTTTGA